ATGCGCCATTTTTGCTCACCACGGCGACAAAAGCAAACCGCAGCAGATGGCGCTTTATCTGTCGGATGTTTGCCCGTTCTGGTCAGACACACGTCATCGGCATTATCTGACGGGTCATATCCACCACGATCAGGCCAAGGACATCGGCCCACTGCGACATGAAAGCCTGCGCGCCTTTTGCCCGCCAGACGCCTATGCGGCGAGTATGGGATACGGCGGAAGACGGGCGCTGCAATCCATGACCTTCCATAAAGTGGATGGCCTAGTGCTTCGGGCATTAGACCCGATTGACAGAATAGGGTAATGCGTTTGCATTACTTCAACCACTGATCCACCAATGGCAAATATTTGTGGTCTTCGCCGTATTTCTCAACCCACGATTTTTTGCCATTGTGGATTGCATCCGGGCCGTCTTGATGGTGCGCCTTGCAAAGCGGTATCACATCCATATCGCTGGCCTTAGCAGACCCGTAGCGCCCGCAGATCACATGGTGGGCATCGCTTGGCCCGTGCTTAGTGCAGATCACGCAGGGCAGTTGTTTGACGCGGGCAATGTGCGCCCGCGCCTTGGCTGTGCCACGTTCGGCCTTGGGTTTCTTTTGACCCAGTGGGCCGCGTTGTCCTAAGTCAGCCATCTTTCCCACTTCAAGCATTGCACATTGTTTTTCTGCGCCATTTCGTAGAGGTCTGACACTTTGGCTTTGGACTTCTTAGCGCGTTGTATGGCCGCTTCAATACGGTCTTTTTCTTCATACAGCGGCGGCAGTTTAGCATAGGCTGCGGTTTTCATGAAGGGCTTTAGAATCCAGTGCATGATTACATCCCCAGCGCTTCGCGATACATCATTTCAATTGCATCTTCTTCGGCCACTTCATCGGCGCGTTTCTTCCGCAGTGCCACGACCTTGCGCAGAACCTTTACGTCAAAGCCTGATGATTTGGCATCGGCATAGATCGCTTTGCGCACCTCAGTTTCATCTGAGATTGTTGCATTCTGCGCTTCGATGCGTTCCACAATCTGAAGCAGTTCTTGGTTGATGTCTTGCATGTCAGTTCCTCGGTTTGGTTGGTGGAAGGATTTTAAGCACGGCTTTGCCTTGGTCTGTTAGTCGCCAGTGATTTCCCACGCTTTGAATCGTAAACCACGGGCCATCATCTGGGGGGTCCACACGTTCCGCCCATCCAACCAGTTCGAGGCTGTAAAGCGCAGCGCCATGAACGTTGCTGTGAATTGAGGTGAAGACTTCTTGCCCGTATTGCTCAATGTCTTTGAGCGCTTGCCACCTTGTGGCGTTTAGTCTGGGTTTCATTGGAACTCCTGTTCATATTTCAGTGCTTCTGGATCAGTTAATCGCACACCTTGCGCCGTCCAGTTTCGCTGCATTTCATCCATAAACGCAGTCATTTGTTTTGCTGTCATTAGTCTTGTGACTGGCAGATCAAAGGCCTTGATCGCATCAAGTTTATTTTCATAAGGCAGGTCTTTGATTACTCGATCATAAGAAATCCGAAACGCCTCATTTTCGGCTCGCAAAATAGGAACGCCGAATCGAAGTTTGCAATCCGCTCGAACATCCTCATGGGTTTGGTCTCCAAGTTGTGTGGCAATGTCAGTAAACCACCGCTGTGCTAGTCTGTTCTGTGCAGTTGATCTTGGCGCACCTTGTGTCCATGTTACGGTTATTGGCAGTTTGCGCCCGCGCAACAGGTTTGCAAGCGCTTCAACATGGATGGGGTCTCTGATGACCTTGGTGGTCATCAGCCTGCGCCCTGATTGGTCCAGTATGACACCATCACTGTGCTGACCTCATCGCGTGGGATGTCCAGTTCCTGCGCCACCTTCCAGTATGACACCATCACTGTGCTGACCTCATCGCGTGGGATGTCCAGTTCCTGCGCCACCTTCCAGTATGACACCATCACTGTGCTGACCTCATCGCGTGGGATGTCCAGTTCCTGCGCCACCTTGTCGAGCGTCATGGATGGGATGGCGTTCCACATCCCGCCCGCTTCGTCTTCAAGGCGTTCATATGTAGCAATGATTAGTTTTTGATCAGACATTGAACTTCTCCCGCAGCTGCTGAAGTTTCATTTCCAGATCGCCTAAGAACTTAATCACCTCGGCCTTAATGTCTGTCTGCGTGGCATGATCTGCGTGGACCCGCTGCATCCAAAAATTCATATCTCCGGGCATACGGGGATCGAAGCTGACGAAATCGCACCACTCCCGGCCAGTGCACATCATCTGCACCTGCATCTGGATCATGTATTGAGATGGAACCTTGCCATCCAGCAGCGTCTCGATGTGGGTGGCAGAGTTTGGGCATTTGATTTCGATCAGCCCATCCGATCCCACCAACCCATCAGGTGATGCACCGAAGCCCGCGATGGTCGGGTGCGAAACAAAGCCTGTCTCCACCACTGTTTCACCCGTCATCAGTTCATAGGCCATGCGGGCTTGCGGTTCGGTATCTGTGCCATGCTGCATAGCGGCGCTCGTGAAGCCTTTCACAGAGGTCTGTGTCAGACGCTCGGTGATAAGCTGGGCCATGTAGTTAGCCCGGCTGGCCGCATAGCCAGACTTTGTTTTTGCCATCACATCTGCGGTGCGGGATGCAGTAACTTTGCCAAGTCTGGCACTGTGCCATGCTTCCGTGCGCTGCTCATGCGTTTCCATTTGCCACCCCCAATGCTGCTTTTTTTGTAAGCATGGCGATTGCGTCGATCGCTTGCTTTTCGGTCATGTCTTCTAGCTGCTTAACTTTCCAGTAAGCGCAGAACTTTGCCTCATCTGTGTTTGTGTCGAACATCAGGTCGCTCATGTCCACATATTGATCTTTGCTGATCAGCTTGCTCGGCTCGACCTTGGGCGCGGCTTTCGCAGCGGCGTTGCCATCGTCATCTTCCTCAGCGGCAATGCACACTAGGCTTTCAATGCCAATGCGCTTTGCGTAGGTTGTGGCGCTTTTCATCCCCTGCATATTGTTTCGATCAACGATCAATGGCACATCACAGCTTAGATGAGTGTCGCTTGCGCCGTGTGAAAGTGTTGTGCGCATTACAAGCCCATGATCATCGCGGGTCATGCTGTGGTGCATAGCAATTCCTTGAGATGACAAAGATGGAACCGCGACAGACACAACATCTGCTAAGTCAGCGTATTTGCTTTTAAACGCTGGGTTTACTGCGCCTTTAACAACTTTCCCCATATTTGCTTGGGCTGCGCACAATGCAACATAGATGTTTGCATGTTCAGTCATGGTTTTCTCCTTGGTAATATGTAAAGCCAAGCGATGCGTTGGCGGTTTCTCTGGCAGCGATTGCTGCATCTTTGGTCGTGAAGTATCCCAAGTGTTTTTCTTGGTAATTAAACGTAATTCTTGCACGCCAAAGGTTTCTGCGGGTGCAAAAATTAACCCCTGACATTTCTACTTTTTGGATTTTGCGTCTGGCGTTTTCTGCTTTTGTTACGCTTCTAAGATTGGTCATGCGGTTGTCCGACCGATTTCCGTTTATGTGGTCAATGACATCTGGCCATTCGGCATAATAAACCGCCCAAGCTACACGATGGCCATGATAGGTTTTATCCCAAATTCTTCCAGAGTGGTAACCACGCCCATCAACGGCAGTAAACGCTTCTTTGTTGGCAAAACATGTGTTGAACTGTAGAAAAGTTCTGTGTCTTGCAAACATGTGTTCAGGCCTTGGAAGCCAAACCAGCTTTCCACTATCTGGATCATATTGTAGCAGTTTGCTAACAACTGATGGATCAAGTATTGTATTAGACATTCGGCGCGACCTCCATGAAGCGCTGGATCGGGGGCGGGATGTTGTGAGCATCGCCGCCCAAACCATCTCACACGTTCGGCGCAACAGCAAGCTTTTTGTGTTCGGTCATATCAGAACCCCAATCCATAACCCAAGAAGAACAGGCCGTAGCCCATTGCAAACAGCATCACAGCCCCAACTGCATCTTCAATCCACTCGCGCATTAGTAAAACTCCACTTCGTTCCAAAGAGACAGGATTGCGTCCTGCAACGCTTGCGGCAATTCTTTGATGTCGAACGGCGTGTCCAGAATGAACAGCTGATCAACCTCAATCGTGTTCATGTCGACTTCATCCCATGTCGGCGAACTCGGCACACCGAAGTCTGTGAGAACGCTTTCTGCGACAAAGCGCACCTTGATTTCTTCACCCTTGTAGTATGCTTGCATGGTCTTTTCTCCCATTCTTGCGTTGTCCGTCTAACAATGGTCTAACGATCTTGTTCGTCGATGTAAACAACTATTTGCATCAGGCGCAACTTTATGTAAGGTGGATCTATGGAAAACACATCACGCATCGCTCTGGCCCAGCACATCAAGGCCGAAAAAATGAAAAAGAAAGAGTTTGCTGCAATGCTTGGGGTTAGCGCATCGCAGCTTTCGCGCTGGTTGTCTGGCGCGGTTGTGCCCGATCGCCTGTCACGCAAGTTTGTGGAGTTCGCGACCAACCGCGCTGTTGCATCGGATGGCTGGCAATGAAAATCCAACCCAGCCTTGCCCGCAAGACCCGCAACAAGTATGGCGCCAAAAAAACGCAGGTCGGCGAGGTCACGTTCGACAGCAAGAAGGAAGCCCAGCGCTACATGGAATTGCAGCTTTTGGAACGCGCAGGGGAGATCACCGATCTGCGCCGACAGGTTAAGATCGACCTCATCGGTCAGTACAGACCTATGTACACCCGCACAGGGCGCAAGATGCGGCTGACAGTGGACTTTGCCTACATCGAAGATGGCGTAGAGGTGCTTGAGGATGCCAAGGGGATGTGGACTCGTGACTTTGAGGTGCGCTATGCGGTCGCCATTGCGATGGGATTAAATCTGCGCGTGACATAGAAAACGCTTTATCTGATGTTGCATCAGGTATAGAAAAGAAGTGGGCAGGGAACGCGGAAACGTTCAACCTGCCCTAAGTAAGCCGCAGCGGGGGAGAAATCCGCTGAGATCGGCAAGCACATGATCCGGATGTGCTGATCGCAGTTCTACACTGCGTGAGGCAACTCCACAACACCAAGGAGTGCCAAGATGCACAGTTTCGATCCAGACATAGCGCAGCGCGTGGGCGTCCATGCCGCTGTGATCTACCAGAACATTTTCTGGTGGACCCAGAAGAACGCTGCGAACGGGAAGCATATCAAAGATGGGTATGTTTGGACGTTCAACAGCAGAACCGCATTTGCCAAGCTTTTCCCATATCTCACAGTCAGCCAGATCAAGACGGCGCTATTGAAGCTTTGTGAGAGCGGGTTGATCGTAAAGGGCGAACACAACGCATCAAGTTATGATCGAACAAACTGGTATGCGCCGACTGAAAGCGCAAAATGGATCAACCTTGCCATTGGTCAAGAATCGCCAATGCGCTGGTCAGAAAAGGCCAATGCGCTGGTCACTGAGGGCCAACCTATACCAGATATAAACACAGATCATAAACCAGTTGGTAAACAAGATAAGGCGGGCAAGCCGCCCGTGATTAATGAAGCCTCAGAGATTTTTGATTGTTTGGCAATGTGGGCTTCAGAAGCTGCGGTCAACAGTTTCATCGAGTATCGCAAGAAATCCAAGAGCAAGGGCTTGACCCTAACCGCAGCCAAACGGCTTGCATCCACCTTACAGGAGATTTTCAATGCAGGAGAAAACCCCGATGACGCACTTGGTCTCGCAGAAGAACGCGGATGGCAGACAGTCAAGGCAGATTGGTATTTCCAATCTCAGCGGCCCACTGAGCGAGGAAATGCTAGACAAGGGTCTGGCATGGCTGCGGCGTTTGCCAGCGTTGCAGCCGACATCGTTGCCAGAGAAAGAAGACGTGCTGAGAATCCAGAAGACCTTAATGACGCCAACGGATGGGGTGTGGATGGTTGCTAGAGTTGCCGCCCTTCTCAGCCCTTACTATGAAAAAGACATCCCACAGGCCGTGCGAAAGATGGAGGCCGAAGATTGGGAGCAGGCTCTAAGCGGCTTTCCTCAATGGGCAATTGAACGCGCCGTGCGCTGGTGGAAGTCAGATGCCAACACAGACCGCCGGAAACGCCCGCTAGAGGGTGACATCGTGGCTCGGTGTAGGGTTGAGATGGACGGCGTTGCATCGGCGTCTAAGGTGCTGGAGATGAAGCAGCGCGGCGCAGAGCATAAGCCAGAACCGCGTGAACGCCTGACAGCAGACCGGGCTGCGGAAATCATGCGGGATGTTGGGTTTGGCGTGAAGCGGATGGAATGAAAATAATTGCGCTAAGTGCAATAAAGATGTTTACAGCGTTTGTGGATGTTGTAAGGTGTCTACAAGAACACCGCAACAGAGATGGGAAAAAGAGATGACCATGCAAACAAAAATCATCGGCGCTGAGTTTGAAGCAAATTGCGATTGCTGTGGTCGCGCACTTAAGGTTGGCATTCAGCTTTCGGGGCTTGGCGTTTATGGGGCAGACTGCATTCGTGCCGCGATGCCAAGCGACCGCAAGCGTTACAGCCAAGGGCGTCCTGATGCAGCCTCGCTTCGCACTTTCGCAAAGATTGCAGCGCGTGACAATGCTGAACAAATTGCACGGATGGGTTATACGCAAGCGATGATCTTGAACATCGACGTTGATAAGCTTGCAGCCTGACACAAAGGTGACCAGCCCTGCGGGGCTGGCGCCATCAACCACAAGGGAATGACAAAATGCTAACCATGACAATCGCTGGCAACGTAGGCAAGGACGCCCAACTGCGAACCACGCAGGGCGGTGACCCTGTGCTGGGTTTCTCAATCGCCATTGACAACGGCAAAGACAAGAACGGCCAGAAGCGCGACAGCACTTGGGTGCAATGCAGCATCTGGGGAAAGCGGGCTGACAGCCTAAGCAGCCACATCGTCAAAGGCACGAAGCTGGTGGTGTCTGGTCGCCCCGGTGTTGATGTTTACGAGGGCAAGGGCCGTCTGACGCTTTCGGTGCAAGACCTGACGTTTATGGGCGGCACGAAAGAACGCAGCGAACAGGAGCCGCAGATCAACAGCCGTTCTGATCTAGATGATGAGATCCCATTTTGAGCGAGCGCATGGAATACAACATTGTTAAAGACCAGCGCGGTGTCCTGCACACCATGCTGGACTCAATGAAGCGCGGCGACGAGGTGGTATATCACATCGGTGAATACGCTGGCGGCAAGCACAAGGCCGATGCGTTGGAACTCTACAACCAAGGCAAGTGCATTCTTTACCAGCGCAAGTTGGGCGATGGTAAGTTTGCCTACATCGCCCGCAAACCTTTGAAACCGTGAGGGTTTGGCAAGTGGGTGATCCAGTGAGGATGGGCGAGGTCTACTTGCCGAGCAGAGACAGCAAGGAAGCCTACAGCGCAGCCTGCAACGAGGAACTGCTAGACAGCGCTGCGCGATATGCAATGGAACTAAGGACAGTTGAGGCAAGACGGGACTTCATTGCGACTTGGCCGGAGAGTCGGCGCAATGCACTCAAAGCAAAAATCAAAACCCTGTGGGAGACGGAGAAACAGAAATGAAATATCGCAAAAAGCCAGTTGTAATCGACGCCATTCAGTATGGCCCCTATACCGCCCCAACCTTAGAACTGACTGAATTTCTACAAGGAACGAGCGCTTCGTGGGGGCCTGAAGGTATCACCATCCCAACACTCGAAGGCAACCATTTGGCGCGGGTCGGTGACTGGATAATCAAGGGTGTCGCTGGGGAGTTTTACCCCTGCAAGCCAGAGATTTTTGAGCAGACTTATGAACTGGAGGGGAAAGAATGAGTGACGATCTGAAACCATGCCCGTTTTGTGGGGTAGTTCCACTACCAGTCAATACGATTGGAAGTTATGTTTTTTGCGGTGAATGCGGGGCAGATGGCCCTGTACATCTAACCGAAGCCATCGCAGCATGGAACACCCGTGCAGACGTCAAACGCATCGAACAGTTGGAGCGTGAGAACGCTGAAATGGCCGCAGCTATCTCTGAGGCTGAAAATGAGGGCCTTTGTTCTGGGGGAAATCTTTGGCGTTTCTGGGCAAAAGCAACCCGTGAGATGTCAGTAAAGAACCAAGAAAACCGAGCCAAACTCGCCAAAGCTGTGGAGGCGCTGCGGTTTCTTATTGAGGCTACCACTGTGCCAGAAGCCAACATCTGCATCACGCGCGCATTGACTGATGCCCAAGCCGTGCTGGCTGAACTGGAGGGAAAAGAATGAAAAGCCTCAGAGGACAAGCGCGCATTGACCACATCGCCGAGCAGCGCAAACGGGCAGAGGGGTATGTGCAACAGCTTGCCACAAAGCTGGCAATGCAACTGTCATACTACGAGGTTTTTGATCTTATGATTAATGCCATTGAGGATCGCGCACTATGCAGCGTCGAAGAAATTAGGATCAGGGCTGCGCACATCACGGCAAGCTGCAATGCTGTCACTGAAATTGAGATGGTGAAACACATTCGTGCAGTGCGTGAACTGGAGGGGAAAGAATGAGTGACGATGTAATCAAGTATATAATAGGACAACTTCGTGGGGCCTGTTGGGAGGAAGAAGCTGCTGCTGTAGAGGCATTGGTAGACCGCGCAGAAGAGTTGAAAAGCGAAGTAAAGCAATGGCATTCGGAGGGAATGTTTTGGATTGAAAAGTGGGGAGCGGCAGAAGCCAAACTCGCCAAGGCGGTGGAGGCGCTGCGGGAGATTTCCGCAGAAGCATCCGTGACTGTACACACATGGAAAAACGGCATCAACTTCAAGAAGATGTATGAGGGATGGCGCAAGATTGCCGTGCAGAAGATCGACGTTGCCCGCGCTGCGCTGGCTGAACTGGAGGGGAAGTGATGATAATCGAAATTCGCGGCATCACATACCCAAGCGTGCGCAATGCTTCAGAAGCTCTTGGGATAGCAATGGACGCAATCTATAGCGCCTTAAAGCGTGGCAGCATGGACGCCGTGGGACTAGGAAACACGCAGCGCCAGCCAATTGATCTTGATGGGCTTAACTTCCCATCGCTTGGAGCAGCAAGCAAAGCGCTTGGTTTTAATCGATCCTTCGTGCGCTATGCTATCGCAACCAACTCTGCGGTTGCAAAAGCGCGTTTGGAGCAAGCTATCAACCGTTACAAGCAAAACAAAGAAATGTGTGGATGAACATGCGCACGAGAACAATCGCCGTTGTGGATCGCAACTCTGTGGTATCAGGCCCATCAATCCCGCAGTTTGTAACACTACCAGCCGCGCCGTGGGAAACGGCTGATGGTGATAAAGACTTCACCGGGGCAGGGCAGAAGGTCGTGATCTACGGCAAGACATTTGCAAACGTAAAGCAGGCAGCACGCGAACTGCACGTTGATCTAACATATCTAAGGCGGGCAATCATGTTCGACCGCATGGACCAGTATCTGCAATATCAGTTAAGCCGCGAGAAATCAG